AGTCTGCTCCTACACCAGTCTGAGCTGTACCTGTAGACATAGCGAATAGTCGCTTCATCCATAGTGAGTGCTCCTTCTGTCCAAGAGAAATACCCTTAGATAGAGTGATTGGTGTGAATGAGCTTTGTCCTGGAAGCTGGTGGAAGTTTGTATTGTATCCACCTTCACGATAGGCGATTGATTCTGTAGCCACAGTTAAGCCAGATACAGATACAAACCCCATCTTTCCAAAGTTAGTTCCCCACTTACTATCATCTTTCTTAGGTAGGAACTCGACTAAGAACTTAAAATTACGGACTTGATCCGTAGTAATAGAACTTAGTTTATTAGTTTGAGTTGTCATTATCTATCTCCTTACGCTGATGCGCTACCGGTTAGTTGGCTGAGCTTGATGACGATGAACTCTGCAGGGTACTGCAAGGCCACACCGACTTCGAGGTTCACTCGGCCGTTTTGGATATCTGAAAACGAAGTGGTTGAAGAGTCTACCTTCACATAGAATGCCTGTGAAGCAGATGTTCCACGAAGACCACCCTGTTGCCAGTAACTTAATAGGAAAGAACTAAGAGCTGTGTTGAGGCGCTTCCAGAGACCTGGATCGTTATTCTCAAACAAAGCAAACTGACTGCGGTTTTCTAGTTCTTTCTTGATGTAAATCAAAGAACGCTGGATATTGATATAGCGCTCGTTTGAAGTATTGCGAAGAGTACGGCCACCCATAACCACAATGCCTGCACCAGGAATCTGGCGGATGGCGTTGATTGGACGTGGGTTGTCGTTTAGGTCATCAAGCTCAGCATTTGTTAGCAGTCTTTCAGTGGCTACAACATTTGCTAAAGAGTTTGTAAGACCTGCTGGAGTCTTGAAGACACCGCGGGATGCATCAGTTGCGAGGAACTGACCAGCCATTGCAGCGCCTGGAGCTTGAAGACGTGTAGCTCCACCAGAAGCACGTAGTGAATCTGGGATAAGAGTCCATGGGAAGTACGCTGCTGCAACGCCACCGTCAGAATCTGGTGCTGCTGTAACAACGTCTGTAATGAAGGTTTGAGCTTCGTCAACAGTCAATCCACGAGGTACGTCTACGATTGCAAACGCATCACCACGAAGTTGAGCATAGTTAATTAGATCTCCTTGAACGTTAACTGCAAGGGTACGATCGGTAGTGTTTCCACTAGGAGCATAGATGTACGCAGCTGCTGGAACGTTAAACACTAGTGGGTTTTGAATAGGATCAAAAGAGTTTAATGAATCTGAGTACTGTGTACGTGTAGGTGTTGATCCGTTAACGCCACCGCTGAGAGCCTTTAGGCCATCAACTTCTGGACGGTCATCTGGAGCAACAGATGCTGAGTTCTGATCTGCAACACGAATATATGTTGAGCTAGCGTTGATAACTGAAACCACATATCGTGGGTCTGTAGTAACCATGCTTAGATCTGTGTACTGTTCTACAACAGTTCCAGTTACATATACAAGCAGTGCGAATCGATCATCAGTTCCTGCAGCTTTTACTTCAACAGCGATGTCATTACCCCATGCGCCAGCATTTTCTGCTTCAACAAGAAGGGTGTTTAGTGATGCCTGAGAACGGTCGGTAAGAACGATCGAGGCCTTTGCTGCACCTGTTCCAAGTACACGCTTTACGTATAGTTGACGACCGCCGTTAGCAAAGAAGTTATAGGCAGCCCAGGTTGTTGGGTATGTGTCATTCAATCCGCCAAAGGTCTTTGAGAATTCTGACCATGAGCTAAGTAACGCTGGAACAGTTGATGGGCCCTTTTCTAGAGCGCCAACAAAAGCACCGATTGCACTTCCGTTATCGCCAAGAGCGATTGACTGAGGCAAAGCTACTTCTTGAATGAATACGCCAGGTCTACTGTATGTAGTCATAGGTATTTCTCCTTGGGTTTAGTTTGTTTTCTAGTGAGGCGATGTTATGTCTGAATGGTAGTGAACGGAGTTGGTTGATATTCGAGAGAGATATTTGGATCTTGGGTAACAGGGTAAACCTGTACGAACTGATCTCTGAATAGTTCAGAGCTTATTCTTACCGTATAGATGTTTCTAAACAGGCGCTTGTCCTGTTCAGTGGTATCTCTTTTGGTAAACCCAAGCATATCTAGACGACGGATTGTTCCGTCCTCAGGTATTTCTAGGCCACCAAATCTAAGAGGCAGACGGGTTGGGCGTGTTAACTCGTACATGAGCTGCCGATCATGACGAGGTTGACGAGCATAAGTAGTAATCTGATAGTCAAGGTTGACTGGGATAGGTACATCAGTCATGTAATCTTCCGTAGGATCTGCTCCTTCGGGGGTATACTTCAAAGGAACATACCCTCTAAATTCTCGTTCCTGAGCAACGCTCATATTAATTAGGTCAATAGTTATGTACGGATAAGATTGAAAACGAATTTCAGCATCCGGTTGACCAAACCATACGCCAACAGGACGGGTCGGATTACCAGAGTCAGCTACAGTGATTCCTGTTAGGGCTGCTTTAAGTGCTTTATCTTCATTGAGAATAAATGGCATTAGATGATCCGAGCCTTTCTCAAAACCTTATCAAAGTGTGCCACAGCTTCTGTGTCCTTAATACCAGCGATGAACTGACGTACTACTGGATTAGGTGGGGTTGACTCTGTTCCAAATTCCGCATCTTCGATGGCATTCGCATGCTTCTTTGGATAGGCAACCTGGTACTTGCTGTCTGTAGATACGACGCGAAGATGTCTAGATGCGTCAGTAGACCACCCTGACTCGTACGCTTTTCTGCGGAGTTGGGCGGTAAGTTTCTTTGATGAGTGCTGCTGTCCCTGTTCTAATGACTTTACGATGAAGTTATGTATCTTCACTTTTTCCTGATTTTCGAGGAGAGTAGGTATCCGGCTACGAATCCCACAGCTGTGGCCTTACGTCCCTTTTCAGGCGTAGCGCCAATCAGTCCTCGGACAAACTCTTCTTTATCGACGTCTGTCTCAGCTTGCAATAATTTTCTAGCAAGGTTAATCATCGTAAATCCTCCAAATGAAGGTGCAGGGGTAAAGCAGCAGGGTTCCGGATTTCTCCGGCGTCAAGATAAAGGATAAATGAAAAAGCCCCCATTTAGGGGGCTAAGTCATTACTTCTTTTTACGCTTTTTCTTTATCCCAGCTATGATCTTCTTGTCTATAGCTCGGTCTTCTTCAAGGGTTTTAGGCTTTTTTTTCTTGCCGTGGGCGTCGTCCTTTTTTTCAAACTCTTTCTTTTCTTTCTTGGACAGGCCCTTGGTCAGCTTAGCGTCCTTCTTTTCGTCAGCCGCCTCAGTGTACTTTGCCACTACTTCTTACCGCCCTTAGGCTTCTTCTTGCAAGCACCCTTACAGTTAGGCTTTGAGCATTTGCATCCGCATGATTTACACATCAGTCTTACCTTTCGTAGTTATTATGGGTTAAACGTCCCCTGGGTGTCCCTCGGGATTTTCATAGAATGAGTATTGATCTCGGGCACCGAATGGTGTATAAGAAGCGTACTCTGCAAACTGTGGATCGTTGACCAACTCTTCTGCGTTTACCTGGTGTAGGACAATCCCAAACAAGGTGTAGTCGTTGGTGATGATTCCCTTAGGCAAGATTTGACGTGGAGTGAATACTTCATTCTTAAACACAACTCGGTCTCTTAAGAATGCGTCTGGGTTAGTAGGTAAGGATCTTAGTTCAGGGATAGTAATTGAATCTGAGGTAGATAGGTGGCTACCTTCAGATATATCCATGTTAACGGTAACGGTTAATACGTCAGTGTTGTAGAAACCGCGGTCATTAGGAACTGTCATTCCCTGAGTCAGGGTAGCGTTGATCACAGGGATGTGATACGGACCCTTCCAACGACGACCGCCGGTATTAGAACCTACGTCGTAGATTGGATCTACCACAGTAGCGACCGGATCATACAGCCACCACTCTAGTTCGTAACCTACTGTACGTACGATTTCCTTTGTGGTGCCGCGAATGATTGATCCACGTTCGTGGTTGATAGTAAACCTAGATCCCTCAACACGTTCACCTCTCATGGCTACTCCTTGTTAGGCTTTGTAAAGGTAGAAGTTTCTGGATCGTAAGTAGCGTTAGGGACTAGGTTCGACAGATCTTCGTTTGAAGTACGGTCGGTTACGTCAAGGATTAACGGTTCGCTTAAAAAGATAGCGGCAAGACGCTCGTCAGTATGCAAGATGTCTGTTACTACGTTGTCGATAATAAATGCCAGCTTAATAGGTGGCAAAGGTTTTTCTTCGGCCATTACATTTCCTCCTTATATGATACTTGTACTGCTTCCCACTTGTGCAGAGGACAAGACGCATTTGGAAGCTTTGTCTTAAGCTTCATAATGCATCCACACTCTTTGCACTGAGAGGTTGCTTTAATAAACTTGTCGCACCCACGGCAGATATCAAGGCGCTGTGAGGCGATATCTGTCTCTACTCGTCCAATATTTTTATTGAACAAGTCCCATGGTCTAGCTGGTCTGTCGCTCATTTGTTCTCCTATATAGTGGCCAAGAAGTTGTCGGTTGTAGACCCTTGGTTTCCCGTGGAAGGTCCCTTAATTATACCCACAGATGTTCCCCTAATAGGGCTGGAGGGCGTAAGGCTTAGGGTAGAGCCTACTTGAGACCCGGTCAAGTTAGACCCTGAATACGCTGAAGAAGTTATAGTGCTTCCTACGGTTGTTACGTATACAGATCCGACTGTAGCAAAGCCTGAAGTATTAGTAGCCAAGTTTAAACTAGAGGCTACAGCAACAGTTCCAGACACAGAGCTAACCAATACAAGGTCGCTAGTATAGGTAGTCACGCTTCTAGTAGAGGTAAAG